AATGATTCCGTCTTTGAGCCGCGATTTTCCCTGTGTATTTCCCATGTGGCTCATCATGTTTCTGGTATCTCTCATTTGGGCTATTTTCGCCAGTTATTCCCCAAAAGAATAGTTACCCCGGCAAATCTCCCTTGTCGCAATTGGCTACTCTATAACCCGTCCCGCCCTCCCGCCTGGGAGGGCGGTTTCCTTCTACCACAAAAACCCATCGCTCCGCCGTTCCGCCTGACAGGCGGCAAAGGCCCGGATCAACTCCGTCCACCCGTCCCGCCCCTCGTACAGGGCCTTCAAATCCCGAAGGCCCCAGCCCTTGGCGGCAAACAGGTAGTACAGCAGCTGGAGTTCCGGATCCTCCGCCGCCCCTAGCCGTTTTTTACCTCGGCCAGCGTCCGCCGCAGATAGCCGGAAAGCTGTTGGATCTCCAGGTACAGTTCGTCAATCTCCCCCGCCGTCAGCCGGGCGGTGATGGCGTCCAGGGGCGTCGCAACCCCTTTCCCGGCGTCCAGCAGCCGCTTGTCCCGGAAATCCGGATCCTTGCACCCGCACAGCACGGCGTAGGCCGCCTGCTCCTCCCGGGGCTTGTCCTGCACCTGCCGGGTCTCCCGGTAGGTCAGCCCCCGCAGGGTGAATACCGCGGGCGAACCCGTCAGTTCGCTGAGGCGCTTCACCTCCACCCGCTTCTCCGGCAGTTCCTTCCGCACGTCCGGCAGTTCCGGACGCAGCAGCAGATCCAATGCGCTTGCTTTTTTCTCGTTTTCCATTTGCTCCTCCTCAAAATGAAAAGCCGCCCTGTCTCATACTTGACAAAGCGGCCTGTTGCGGTATAATAAACATAGAAGGGCGCTGTCACAAGACGGTCAGCCCGGAAACTCAGTCAATCAAAGTTGACCGTTCGGGGACTAGCCGGACGGTCAACACGCTTTTATGGTCAGTATGTACAGCGCAAGCGCCAGACACACCAGAAACCGGAGTACCAAGTACAGCCGTCTTCTCCACATCAGCTTCACCTCCCTTCGATTCAATCTCCGGGAAATGAACCACCCCCTTTCGCAAGGGACTGGGCTGACCGCCTGTTATGTAACAGCGTCCTTCCGGCGTTCATCATACCAGCCGTGCCGTTTTTTGTCAATTCATCCCGCCGGGGTGCAGGGGCTGTGCCCTGGTTCCTCCGCCTGCGGAGAAATAAAATTGAATCATTTTTGCCGTGACATGCGCGTGGCAAAAATACCAATACCTTAGCCGCCTTGGGCGGCGGCTCCAGTGGCCGATGCCGCTGGAGGGGGGAATCTAAAGGGGGGACGCAGTCCCCTCTTTAAATAGGCGGCGCCACTTCATCCAGGTACTCGAACCCGGTGGCCTGGAAGGGGACCGTCATGCTCCCCGCCTTGGCGGCGGCGAAGTCCATCAGGGTCTGCTCGTCGTAGTTCATGCCGTAGACGGCCACGCGCTCCGCGCCGTAGGCGTCCGGGTCCGCCAGCTTGGCCACCAGCGTCCGCCGCACGTCGCGGCCCTGGACGGCGGCCCGCACATCCTCCGCCCCCCGGCTGTAGACCTTGTGGAGGGTCATGGAGCCGGTGATTTTCACGCCCGTCAGCTTCCGGTCCTCCGTCATCTGGCCGCACATATTGATGGGGTCCCAGTTCTTTGTCACCTTCAGCTGGAAGGCGGAAATCTCCGCAATCTCGCTGCCGTCCGCCCAGACCGTCCCCCACGTCCCGTTCATCACCCGGGAGCCGTTTTCAAAAGCCATATCAAAGCCTCCTTACAGATAGATTTTGATGCGCACGTCCTCAATGGCGTCGATGGGCTTGATGTCCACCGCCAAAAAGACATAAGTGCCGGTGTTGGCCTCCCGGATCTGCTGCTCCGTCATCTCCGCCGTGGCCACGCCCACGCTCTGGAGATAGGCGTCCTGCGCCTCCACGTCGATGTCGCAGACGAAATCCTCCTCAATCAGCTGGTCCTTGGCCAGGGCCTGGAGGTACAGCTTCACGGCGGTAATCAGCAGGAGTTTATTATCGTAGCTGTTCTGGAACTTGCCGATGTAGTTGTCCTGGATGGCCAGCCGCAGATCCCACTGGAGCAGATCCAGCAGCTCCACAATCTTGATTTTCCGCCATACCTCAGACCGGCCCGTGGTGGTGGTCAGGGAGTTCACCCCCCGGCCGAACTTCACCTTCTCCCCGTCATGGGTCAGAATCAGTTCGCCCCGGCCCACGGCCTCATCCTCCTCCAGGGCCGACAGGCGCCGGATATCCTCCACCTCCGGCAGGGCGGCGTAGGTGACGGACTGTTTCATGGGCGTACCGGCGATGAGCCCCGCCACCCGGCCGCAGTAAGCGGCGGCGTCGAACACGTCCCCCCCTGCCTGGATGCCGGAGGCGGTGAAGTTCACAATGCCCTCGTTGTTGGCGGCGGTGTGGGGCAGCACGGCCTTGAAAATCACGTGGTCGTCCTCCCGTTTCCGGATAATCCACTCCCGGATGGCGGCGGCCTCCGCCTCGCCCAAGTCCGCCGGGCCCGCCAGATAGTCAAACCGCTGTGTACCCAGCCAACGCAGGGCCGCCGCGCCGCTGCCGGGCCGGGCCTCCTCCGCCTGGGGATCCGCTTCCCCGGCTTCCAGCGTGTCCTCCGCCCCCAGGCAGTAGACCAGCACCTTCCGGGGCGGGTTCACGCCGCCCTTGAACACCCGCCGGATGGCCTCCTGGTTCTCCTTCCCCAGCTTCTCGGGGATCTGCCCCGTGGAGGTCAGGGCCCACGCCTGCCCGGCGGTCAGGGCGTCCCGCACAATCAGCGCCGCCACGCCCTTCTGGCTCCGGGCAATCGCGGTCTGGGCCCGCTGCTGGAACAAAACCGTCAGCGTGGGCATCGTCAATTTTTCTGCCATGTCATTCCTCATCCTTTCTCTTTTTTCATGCAAACCTGCATTTCCAGGTCCTGCATCAGTTCATGGAACTCCGGCCCCACGAAATCGGCCCGGTCATAGGCCAGCCGGAGGGCCAGGGAAACCTCCGCGCAGTCATACAGGGAGGTGTCCGCCTTGATTTCCGTTACCTTGGGGGCCCGGCCCCCCACCTGCAAAAAGCCCCCGGCAAAGGCCCCCATCACCGCCATGGCCCGGAGATCCAGTAACGGCAGGTGGGAATGGTGTACCTCGTCCACCGTGGAAAACGTGGTAATCTTGTACTGGTACAGCAGTTCCACGCCGCTGAGGCCGCAGGCCAGCGGGTCCATGGCAATCCGGGCCAGCCCCACCATATTGCAGGGCCGGGCAAAATCCCTGGGGACCAGGTCCGTATACACGGCCTCCCCGGGGAACGCCCCCTTTACCTGCTCCACAATGGCGGCGGTGATATCCGCCGGGAGGATAGTCCCTTCTCTCATCACTTCAACTCCATAGCCGTCAGCCGCCCCAGGAAGGCCTCCGCCTCCCGGGGGGCGATTGTTTCAGCCTCCCCATGGGCCTTTCTGTAGAAACCCAGGCCCTTCACGGGGGCCACCCTGGCCCGGGGCCGGCAGCGTTTTGCCCGGCCGGAGGGCATACGGGTCTTGTGGCCGCTGGTTAGGTAGTTGGTCAGGGCCCCGGCGTTCAGCCTTTGGCGATCCCGGTTCCCGGCGGCCACCTCTACGGAATCTGCCCGCACCGCCACATACCCCAAGCCGGAGCCCACATGCGGGTTCTGCCACCGTTTCACGCGGCCTCTGGAGTCGTTCAGACCGGAAGCATCAATATTGGCCCGAACCGTGTCTCGAACGCTTTCGCCGATACGCTCCAGCATCTCTTCTTTCATGCCGGGGATACTGTCGATTGTTTCCTGCCAGCGTTTCCAAAACGTTTCCCACTGATTGGTGTTGATCTCAAATTCCTGCATCAGCAGTCCTCCTTCCGCCGGATTTCATATTCATTCCGGCATGGCTCCAATTCGTGGGGCACCCGCACCAGATAATACGCCCCGCCCACCGTAACCCAGCTTCCCGGGGCCAGGGTAATCATCTTCGGCGTCACCAGCACAAAGTCCCCTGTAACCTCAGCGTGGGGTTCCAGCTGCTGGTGGCCCGCGTACTTCTCCGTCAGGATGCCGGGAAAGGTGCAGCCCACCGGCTCCATGTCCGCGTCCTGCACGCATACCAGAGGCTCCCGCAGCGCCGCCTTCACCACCTGGAACCCGGGCTCCCCGTCCTCAATGGCGGTCAGGAAGCAGAACTGCCCCCGCCAGCGGAAAGCGTTATGGAGGGTCAGGGCCCGGCTCCTCCGGACGGTGAAGGTGACGCCCCTGGCCCCGGTTCCCGCGGAGGAAAAGAGATTGCTCCGCGCATCCTGCTCCGCCGCCGCCCAGATATTACGGCTGACTTCCCAGGCGAAGGCGTCGGCCTCCGGGTAATGGAGCAGGCACTGGACCTGGATACGCTCCTTCAGATCGCTTCCTGTTGTCATTCCGCTTCATCCTCCCCGGGGCCGGATGTGTCCAAGTTTGACACATCCGGTTCCGTCAGCTTCATCTGGTTCAGCAGCCGCCGGAAGGCGGGATTCTCCGACGAGGAGGCCCCCACAAAGGAGACGTCCCGCCGATCCCAGCCGTCCAGGACCAGGTAATTCACGCATAAATCATACTGGGCCCGTCTGGGTGTACCCTCCGGAGGCTTCCGTACCCCCGCCTGGGTCATATAGCCCACGGCGGCGCAATACAGGACCTCCAGGAGCAGTTCCTCCTCCGCTGAGAGCTCATCCAGGCGGCAGAAGGCCCGCAGCGAGGGCTTCCGCGCTTCCGGCAGGGTCATCCCTCAGCCCTCCAGCCGCCGCAGGAACCGGGCGGAGGCCCACCCGGTCCGGCCTCCGGCGTCCACCAGTTCCCAGCCGGGGACCGCCGCGCCCCTGGGCAGGTTCAGCGCCAGGACCTCCATGCCGTCTGGCAGGACCTCCAGCGCCGCATAACTCAGGGCGGGCCCCTCCCGGAGGTTCAGCCCCTTGGGGGAACAAACCACCGCCCGGCGGCCCTCCTGTGCGGCCTGGGCCCCAGGGAGGGCCGCCTCCCCGGGAACAGCATCTTCATCAGGGGCTTCCTTCCGGGCAGCCCCATCCATATCCTGGGGCGGAAGCGCATCCGCAGCAGGGACGGCCGTTTCAAGGGCTTCCGGCCCGGTTTCCGCTCCGCCTGCCGGAGCCGCTGCGGGAATTGCCTTCTCTTTTTCCGGTGCCTTAGCGGCCTTTGTACTCTGCTTTGCCATAATGACCTCCTTTCTCAACCTTCGGCGCCGTTCCCGCTGCCGCCGACGGCAGAAGCAGAGCGGTCAGCCAGCGTGATAAAGGGACTGCGCACTTTTTTGCTGTTCTTAATGGTCAGGGTGGAATCCGTTTTGGGCGCGCCGTTGCAGCGGTATACCATGCGGAAGCAGTTCTGATCCGTCAGGAACTCCACATGGACGGACCAGTCCTGCCTGGCGGTGCCCTTGGTCAGCAGGATGTACTGGAAGGGGTCGATAAGATTGATGTCGCCCTTTGTGCCCAGGGCGGAGCAGCTGTCGTCGAACAGAACCGGCTTGTTCAGCACCCGCTGGGTGTCGAAGTTGCCAAGGCCCCCCTCCGGGTTCCACAGGAACTTGGCGGCTTCGCCGCTTTGGATGGAGAGGTAGGGCAGCAGTTCCTCCGCGTCTGGGTGCATCAGCCATACCAGACGCGCCCGGTTCCGGGGCATAGCCCTGGACTGCATCTTGATGGCGTTGGCGCCCAGGAAGCTGCCGCCCGGCTGGCCGGGCTCCGCGTCCACGGTAATGAGGGCGTTAGATTTCAGGAAACCCTTGGGCTTGCCCTCCCCGTCCCCGGCGATCACACCGGAAACCAGCAGCCGTTCCGCCGCCAAGGCAAAGGCCGTGCCGAAAAAGCCGGTCATGAAGGCAGCGTCCGTCAGCATCTCGTCGGTGGCGTAGGCGATACCCATCATCTTCTCCAGATCCATTTTCATTTCCTTGAGCCGGGGCTTGCTGGCAGCCACCGTGGCGCCCTCCGCCGCCCAGTACATCTGTACGCCGCCGAAAACGGAGGCAGAGATATCCGTCTCGTCCGCGCTGACCCAGCGCATGGCGTTGGCGGGGCTGGAACAGGTGTAGCGGTCCAGACGGTTCAAAAGCTCGCTGTGCTGCACCGCGCTCTCGATAATCGTCCCGGCGAAATCCTCCTGAAGGGCAAAGCCGCCGTCCGCGCCAGTGCCCTCGTTGGCGCCAAGGACCGCGTTATTCACCTGGATCAGCCGTTTGTCCGCCGTATGGCTCTTGGCCACTGCCACGATAGCCTGGAGTTGGTCGCCAAGGCTCCGGAAGGGGCGGGCGCTGTCTTTGGACTCTACGCCGCCCTTCCCGTCGTGCAGCAGTCCGTCATAACCGTCCGCCGGCTCCGCCCCCGCCCGGCTGGCCTCCAGGCCCCGTTCCAGGGACTGGATGCTTTTGTTGATGTCCTCCATCTGGGCGGTAATGGCGTCCAGCCCGTCCAGGTCGTCCCCGTTTACCAGTGCGTTCGCCTGGTCCGACAGGGCCTTCTTTTTTGCCCGCAGTTCCGTGATTTTCTCCATAAAGTCCATGCTGTTACCTGCCTTTCTAAAATTAGTAGCTTGCAAGCACCCGGATTTTCGCCAGGGCGCGTCCTGCCTGTTCCTTCCGGGCGGCGGATTCCCTCTCCGCCGCCACATGATCCCGGTACTTTTGCCGCATAGCTTCCGTCAGGCGGATGCGGCCTCCCGCCGCCGCCACGAATGCAGCAGGATCCGCCTCCGGTTCCTCCATCCCGGCCACCTCGTCAATCAAACCGTACTCCAGGGCCTGGGAGGGCGTGATCCAAATATCCTTGTCCATCAGTTCAATCAGTTCGTCCCTGGGCCGGGTGCCGCCCCGTGCCTCGTACATCTCCAGGATGCAGTCCCTGGCGTTCCGCAGGGCCTCGGCGGAACGTTCCATCTCCCGATGGTCCCCTGCCGCCCCGCCGATTGGATTGTGATAGCATAGCAGGGCCCCGGGCTCACTGCGGATCACGTCGCAGCCGGAGGCCGCCAGGGTGGCGGCAGAAGCCCCGAAGCCCTGGAACAGCGCCACGGTCTTCCCGGAGTACCGCCGCAGCATGGAGCGGATCTCGCCGCCCACACCCATGTCGCCGCCGGGGGAGTTGATGAGCAGCGTTACCTCCTCGCCGCCGGCGGCCTCCAGAGCCGCCTGGATGTCCATGGGGGCGGTGATATCCCGCCACCCCCACCAGCGCAGCACGTCCACGCTGTCGTTGTCCCAAAGTTCACCCCGCAGGGCAATATCAGCCATGGTCTTCCTCTCCTCTCAAAATAGCTTCCAGCGAACCAAGGTTCTTTGTCGCCAGGAATTTCCCGCCTAAGCCCCCGGGAATGGGGTTCCGTTCCTCCAGGCTCCGGCACTCATCCGGGTTCATAATGGAGTTTTGCACCATCTTCTCGTAGAACTGCGCCCGGGACAAATCGTCGCCCCGCATCAGCACAGAGAGGTTTCCCTTGAAATACAGCCCCTCCCGGCGCTGGAACCCCAACAGGCACTTGAAAGAATTCTCCTGTTCCCACTGGATCACGTAGGGGGCCAGGGTATCCTGGACGAATACCACCCGCTGCTGCTGGTTGCTCTCATAGGATTCCTTCCCGCTTTGCAGCATGTGCTTGGGGATGCCGGTGAAACGGCTGATCTCCTCCACGCTGAAGGCCCGGCTCTCGATGTACTGGGCGTCTGACTGCTTCAGGCCGATGGGCGTGTACTTGTACCCCCTGGTCAGCACCGCCACTTTGAAAGCGTCGTCCCCGTAAGGGTTGTAGCCGGCGAATTGCTCTTTCACCCGCTCCCGGCCCTCCCGGTTCAGATCCGTATCCACCTCCACGATACCGGAGATCATGGCGCCGTTCTGGTAGAACTTCCGTCCATACTGCTGGGCCGCACCCTCCGCCCCTATGGTTTCCCGGGCCAAATCCAGCAGGCCCCGGCCCCGGATACCGTCATAACTCTCAAAGAACAGGAAACTCAGTTCATAACCGGTGAAACTCCGGGATACCCCGTCCACGCTGTAATCGTAAAAATACTGCCCATTCCCGGGATCCCGCCGGATATGGCAGCACTCCGTGGGCAGGGGAATCCGCTCCACAATGCGTCCGCCGCCGTCCCGCCGGTTCCACACCGCGCCAAAGCCGTGCCAGAAGGCGTTGGACATCACCGTCCGGCCCAGCATGTAAGGGGTCATGTTGTCGTTGGGCCGGATCTTGAAAACCATGTCCAGGCCCAGGTCATGCTCCGGAACACGGGCGTCCCCATCCTTGCGGTAGAGGGAAAAGGGGATCATGCCGAAATCGTTGCACAGGATGCGGTGGGCCGCCGCCACCGGGCTCAGCCGCTCCGCCCCCCGGATGCCGGTGTCGTACTCACCGCCGGAGAGGAAAATGTCCCGGAACCTCCGGGCGGTCTCCTCCCAACTCAGGCGGGACCACTCCGCCGCCCTGGGCCGGGCCAGGGAATTTCTCAGCAGCATCGTCTCACCTCCTTCCCGCCCTGGCCACCAGGACGGAAAGCAGAATCAGGCACCCGCCGGCAGCGGCCAGTCCCGCCGCCGCGCCCCAGCGGAGCGCCGCCGCCGCGATGAGGCAAACGGCGCCGGAGACCATCAGCAGGTCGTCCAGGTACAGGCCCAGCAGCTTCAGGGCCCGCCCCCTCCATGCCCGCCTCTCCTCTGCCCGCCCCTCTGCGGGCCGCCGCATTTTTCTCCATCTCATAGGCTCCAGTCCTCTCCTAGATTCTCCTTGTCGTACAGGTTCTGCACTTGATAGATTAGCCACACCGCCACGGCGATGATCCAGGCAACAGTGATATCAATGCGCCCGACGCTCCGATCCTTCATGGGTTTCATGTTCTCGTTGCCGTCCACGGCGCAGCGGACGTTGCCGAAGCACCACCGGGCGCAGGTGTTGTGGACGTGGAGCATTTCCTTTGCCCGGATCATCCGTTCCATCTCCTTCATGGCGGGGCTCATGCCCGGCATGGTCTGGGGGATGGACACGACCGTGACGCCCGCGTCCTGGAGCGCGGGGGACACCGTCTCCGTCAGATACGGATCCACGCCCAGCATTTGCAGCCTGTAGGCCTCTTTGGCCTCCAGTACCGCGTCCACCATGTCCCTGGGGTCAATCATGTCCCCGGCGCAGAGGGTCAGGAACCCGGCCCGCTCCCAGTCCCGGAAAGGCATACCGTCCGCCTTTTCCGCCTCCAGCACCGTCTGCCGTGGTTTCCAAGCCCTGAACAGCGCCACCGCCGTCTCCAGCCCCGGCTGGGGCGGAAACACCAGCACAAAGGCCGTCAGATCCGTGGTCTTGGACATATCCAGGCCGCCGAAGCACCGCTTGCCCGCCAGGTGCTCCCGGATCCACGCCTCCCGTTCCGCTTTGGCGGAGGGCCCGATCTGGGTCTTGTCGTACAGCGTCACCGGCAGCCACCCCACATCCTTGACGGATATCCACTCGTTGAGCCGCAGCCAGCGGAAATTCCGCTCCGCCGCCTCGCTCTGCTTCGCCGCCCGGGCCGCCGCCCGGAACTTCCGGGCGTTCATCGTCACGCCATAGGAAGGGTTGCAGGCTTTCCAGAGTTCCTCGTCGTAGATGTCCAGATCCTTGAGTCTGTCCGGGTCGTCCCCGGTGAGGACGGACACGCCGTACATGACCGGCAGCCACTCCGGGTCGTCCGCATCCTGGGGCCGCTCCGGCCTCCCCTGCCGCCAGGCCAGGAGCCTGCGGCATTTCTCATGGATTTCCCAGCCGATGGAGGCCCGATCCGGGTCGTCGCCCGCCGTGGTCAGCACCAGCACCGTCTGCTGGCGCCGGGCGGCGTCGGAGCCGGTGGTCAGCACGTTCCAGAGGGCACGGCCTTTCCGGCCCTTCCAGGCGTGGAGTTCGTCGCAGAGGATGGCGGAGAAGGAGGGGCCGTGCTTGTTCTCCACGTCCCCGGAGTAGACCTTCATCACACCGCCGAAGCGGGTGCGGATTTCCCGCACGCTGTCCCGGCACCAGGCCAGGGGCTTGTAGGCGGGTTCCGACAGGGCGGTGTTCTCCACCATGTACTTGGCGCACTGGTAGATGATATCCGCGTTCTGCTTGTCCACGGCGAAGACGCCCACATTGGGCCGGCTCTCCCCGTCCGCCAGGAGATGGTACAGGCCCAGTCCGGCGGCCAATTCGCTCTTACCGTTCTTCTTGGGGATCTCGTTGTACGAAAACCGCCGGTAGCGGACCCAGCGTCCGTCGTCGTCCCGAACCTGGACGCCGTAGAACTCCCGGATAATCTGTTCCTGCCAGGGGAGGAGTGCAAAAGGCTTTCCCGCCCACTCGTTCTGGCCGAACACCAGCAATCCGAAGAAGCGCAGCACTTGGTCCACGGCCTCCTGGCAGTAGCGCAGTTCCGCGCCGTCGTCCGGCGCAGGCACGCGGATGAACGGTGTCAGCCGCATGGTCTCAGGCATCCCGGCGGCCTCCCTCGATGAGTTGGAGGAACGGGTTGTCGTCCTCCCTGAGCTTCAAACCCTCCGGTACCACCAAACGGCAGCGGGAGGTGACGGTAAGGCCCATATCGCCCGCGCAGTTCCGGGCCTGCTTGAAGTAGCGGTCCTGAACGCGCCCCCAGGCATCCGCCTGCTCCTGATCCCGCTGGGCCAGGGCCTGTTCGGCCTCCCCTGCCGCAATGATCCACTGGTGCTGTGCCACCAGATAGCGGCCCAGGGTGTCCGCGTCCAAGTCTGTGTAGATACCGGCGGCGATCAGCTTTCTGCCCAGCGCCCGAAAATCTTTCTTCAGCGCCTCCGGCAGCCACTTAGGCGGTTTCGCCGTCTTGGCGGGGGACACGCGGGCCTCCCGGCTCCGCCGCTCCGCCTCTTCAGCGCGGCTCAGGTGCTTGCGGCCGTTGGTTTTGACCAAATCCGTCGGCTGTCTTGGTCCCGGCATGGAGGCCACCCCCTTTCCCGAGTTCCCGGACCAACTCCCGTTCCCGCTGGGAAAGGGCCCATTTTACTGCCGCCGCCAGATCCGCCGCTGCGCGTTCCGCCGCCGCACGTTCCGCCGCCGCACGTTCCGCCGCTACGTTCTCTGAAACTAAAAAGCCGCCTCCATAAATTGTTTTCCCCTCCGCCCTTTGGCAATCCAGCGCACGGACAAACGCCGCTTCTTCCAGCTTGACCTGGAGAACCTGCCCGTATTTTGCCAGACGGTAAGAGGCACCCGTGATAACCTCCATAGGGTACACATATCCCGGCAGTTCCGCGGACTGCTCTTTCCGGTTCGCATCGTCTGCCGCTTTCACCGCCCGGAAAAGATCCGGGGCGGTCTCAATCTTCCAATCCCCGAGATTGGTCACAAAGGATGTATTCACCACCGCGCCGTTATGATAGGTCACACCCACGCCGGTGGGCAGATAATTACAGGAACCGGAAGCAATGGAAAACAGGGTCAACGTTGGTGCGAAGAGGAAATACCGAATTCCTCTCTGGTTGTAAAAACGGCATATTTCACTGAGAATGGAGAAAGGCGGGTTGTCGATTACCACGCATCCTTCCGGGTATTCCGCGTTTTGGTAGTCGCCGCCCGGATAGAACGGCCGCAGAACCTCCGCCCCCTCCAGGCAGTAGTGACGCAGCGCCCAATCCCGTACACACGCATAAACATTTTCCGGGGTGTAGCAGTCATCTGTGGTCAGCTTCGGCTTAAACTTCTCCACAAATTCCCGGTACTCCTCCGTCCACTCCGGCTGCGTCCCGGCCTGTCCCGGCGCGGCGCGGGTATACTCCCTAACTTCCACGTTCTTGTCCGTCTTCGGAGAAACAACCTGCTTGATAGGAAATGCCTTGACAGAGGCTGCGTCAAAGCCGATGAGTCTGGTATCAAAGCGCAGCGCCTTTAACCCCTCCAGTTCAATCTGGAGCATGGGCTCATCCCACGAGGCCGTCTCGCTCAACCGGTTGTCCGCCAGAATATACGCCTTCCGCTGTGCCTCTGTCAGGCTGCTCACCAGCACGCAGGGCACCTCGGCCATGCCCTCCGCTCTGGCAGCCTCCACCCGGCCGTGTCCGGCGATGATGTTATTGTTGAAGTCAATCAGAACCGGCGTCACGAAGCCAAACTCCTGCAGGCTGGCCCGGAGTTGGGCAATCTGCTTCTTGCTGTGGACTCTGGCATTGTTTGGGCAGGGGATCAGTTCGTCGATGGGCAACGTCAGCAGCTGCTCCGC